TTTTAGCACTCCACTGTGGATTACGAGCATTATCAATGAAGGGCGGTGTTTGTTCTAATTCTGCAAGTGCGTTTTGATATGCATTTTGTACTTTTTCATGTTCATCAAGTTGATTTAAGTATTCATCGTAAAATTGCCCTCGTTCGGGAAAACCTGCTTCACGCCTTCTACGTTCTTCTGTTAAAGACATATGCGCTGTAGGGTCGGTTTCTACATTAGGAAATGTTGATGATTCTTTCATGGTAATGCCTTCCTTGGCTTTCATCAACAAAGGGTCATCGGGCGTACCAAGAAACTTTTGAATATAGTTTGGATAAACTTCATTCATTATAATTTTTGCAGCTTCCATACGTTTTTTGTGTTCTTCAAACGATGGAAATTTTAAATCTTTGGGCTTATACAACGTAACTTCTTTGGTTACATTATTACCATTTTCATCTTTAACTATCTTGCCGTTTGCATCTTTAACGGGAACATTATCTTTAATTTCATCACGGGTGTTAAATGTTAAATCTTTTAATTCGGCTTTTGTAAATTCATCAAACCATTGATGTTCTAACGCTTTACGTTGTGCATCGTTGTAAACACTTGAAAATAATTTATTCCTATCATATCTATCGATATTTGGAAAAAGTTCTTCTAATTTCTTATTTTTAAAATTATCATATGCATTATTTAAATCGTGATTGTGTTTTACATCAGGATTATCACCTTTATAAGAAGAAATATCTTTGAAAACAAACCGTTGTAAATAATCCGTCATTGCTTGTTCATTCGGCTCATCATTAGAAAGCATTACCATTGGCATATCTTCTAACGACCTAATTATATGCCTATCTAATTCGCTCATTGGAATTTGATTACGAATCTGAACAATATCACCACCCGTTTCTGGAACTTCTTGGCGTGGCACAAATCCTTCATTTGTTTTACGAACGGCATACATCGGCATTCCAGGTTCATAGTTTTCCGCTACACGTTCACGCAAGGGCGTATATGCCACATCTTGCGGTGCATTGCTTGCAGCTTGTCTAAGCTTTTGGCGTTGTGGTTCACCTATGAATTTGTTTTCTAATGTTCCTAATCGTGCGCCAATAGTAGGTTCATTATCCACGCCCATCCTAGCAAATCCTTGTCGCCCAAGTTGAAAATCTTCTGGCAAGCGCTTTAGTTGCCTACCAGTTTCTATTGCCCTAGCGCCCAATACTTGCACATCCGATGGCGTTACCGTGCGGTTCTTACCCATAGACATTAATTCTGGCAATGGACCTGTTTTTGATGCCAAGTTGCCCAATGCTTCATTAATATCGTTTGCATACTTAGATGTAGGTTCGTAATGTAATTTATCCGCAACATCATCCAATCCCATACCTTTGGCTAATGCTTCGGCATAACCCGTTCCCATCGATAATAATGTTTGGGGTAATGCACTAGCGCCCGATACATCTAGTAATGCTTGGGGAATATTAGTAGCCGTTGATATCGGCGGTTTTACGGGAATCGGTGATTGACCATTAGGCATTACCTGTCCAGGCAATAAGCTTAATGCTTGTTGTGTTCTATTGTAGGATTCGGGTGTACTGCGGTTTTGTAATGATTTTTGGCGAACTTGTTGGTTTTCTAATGCCAACTTCATCGCATCTAAATCGGTAGTAGGTGGGCTATTGGGAATATCGCTATCCCCGTAAAAGTTACCTAGCTCATCGTATGGCATAATCACCCCCGTTTTTCCAATAATTATATAGCATACGGATTGATTCGCCTAGGCTTACTTTCATCAATATACATATCGCTATCATCGCTAATGTAATCTACGGTTAGGAATCCCATATCCCTAAGCATACGCAATGCTTGGGTTAATGCATCTACATAATCATCATGGCGCACTTCGGGGAATGCACATACTTGGTTTAGGAATGGTTCTACCCAATCCCGTACTTGGTTCTTATGTACGCCACTTTCGGGCAAGTAAACCAATCCCTTTGCGATAATTGGGCTTACTAGGTTTAACCGTGCTGTTTTATCCGCCCGCCCTGGGTTATATGAGCGCACATTCAATCCCGCCCGTTGTAAATCTTGGATTAGGCTTATCCCCGCCGATTTATCTTCAATCAATATCATATCGGGCTTTTTGCCGTTGCCAAATTCATCTGGGTCGCCATATACGGTAGTTGCTTCATCAATCACACGGGGGCGCAAATCGGGGTATTGCATATGTTCCGACCAACAATCGATTAGCATTGCCGACATCGGTTTATCGGGGCTTGGGCGGAAAATGCCCAATACAACGCAAGCGGTAGGGTCGTTTGTTGTTTTATCGCTAGTGGCGCAATCGTAGCTTTGTACAACATATTGGAATTGTGGCAATGGCTTATCGGCATTCCATAGCCTAAACATATTACGCTTGATAATGCCCGCTTCTTCGGGGTCTAAAATTTCAGCGTTGATTTCCTGCCTACCAACCGATGTGCCTTCGTATTGCAAGATTTGATTCTTAAATGTAGGGGCTAGGTTATCCAAGTTATCGTAAGTTGTTGCTTTTGTTACGATTACATCTTCGCCATCACGGTTTACAAGGTCGATTATCAAGGGCTTGGGCTTTGGTGTAGTAGTACACAACAATATAGGGCGTTCACCCAATCGCATCCCAAATTGAATCATATCCCATGCTTCATCTAAGTACTCCCATGCAGCAAGTTCATCTAACCATCCGCCGTGGAATTGAGGTCCACGAAAGCGTTCGGGTTCGGATGCGGGAATGCCCACAATCATGGATTTGTTCTTTAGGATGATTTCATTATCGGATTCACGATACTTTTCGATGATTCCCTTGGGCATACATGCTAACAAGCCAGATTCACCCGCAAAGCACACACCCTTCACATCTTGATAGGTTGGTGCGGATACTAGCCATCGTGTTTTGGGGTTATCCCATGCTAATTGCCATATTGTTTCCGATGCATACCGTGTTTTACCGCTACCACGCCCAGCTAGGAATAAATGGATAGTCCACCAATCATCATCGGGTAATTGTTGGAAATCATGCCTAGTAATACGCCAATTGGCTTTCTTGATTAATACTTCAGCGGAAACTTTATCTAACTTTGGGATGATTGCTTCTAATCCCCTACGAATTTCTAATGCATCCGCAACACTAAGCACTAGCCACTTTCTTATCTAGGGTGGCTAGGAATTGTTCCATTGCTTCGTTTGCATGGTTGATATCTACCGTACCGCTTAGTTCAAACTTTTGGTTTTCACGGTATGTTGCTGGAAAGCGAGCTGCCATAATCTTAGCCCATAGCCCTGCATTAATCTTCGAATCATCCTTGCCCTCAATGATGTGTTCCTGTGCCTTATCCTCCCACCAGGCTTGGCTTAGACGGTGCGCTTCTTCTATGGCATGAAGAAATTCAGAATGCTTTTCCCGCCAAGTACATAAAGTTCTATAAGAAACAAGGAGTTGCGCTGATATTTGCTCTAAGGATTTTCCCTGTGCGCCGAGCTCAATAACCCTAGCACAATAGATAGGGTCGTACGATGATGGTCTGCCTACAGGATTAGGTGTTTCATTTGTAGGGTTTGATTTTTTTGTAGCCACAAACTTTATTCTCCAAAGTTATGTTATGTGGCTATTATACACTAATCACACCGTTCGATATCCCAATCACGCAATACATTTTTCATATCACGTTCTTGCGCCCAAGTTAAGCGGAATTCTTTAGGGTTAGAAGTAGCCTCCATGTAATAAACATGGTCATGGCTATAAGGATATTGATGGCAAGCCTGTTTGATAGCATCCATTGGGTTTTCCGCAATGAAATGGTCATCCCATGTGATTACCGCACCATTACCGCATGTTACTTTGATTGCATATATGCTCATTTGATTCTCCTAAAAAACCGCCCGATGCGGTATGTAATTACTGTAATTGATATTATCCATTTGTGCAACAATTATTTTTAGGGGGTTTCCCCCCTTTGTTATTAATCAGCACGACTTCCCCAATATGATGGAATATTATGCTTTTCTAATACATCGCTAAATGCTTTAGCACCTACTTCTTTGATAACCATGCTTTGTGTACCGTTTCCAGCTGGATTCCACAATAACCAACCCCTTGACCAATGCTTAGAACCTATCTTGTTCTTTCTACACCAACCAGCAAATGGATGCCTACCGTTTGTTATTTGCACCCATGCGAAACCGCAATACATTGGTTCACCATTCTTTTCAAAATAAGCTTGTTCGGCTTGTTTCGCAGTTTCTAA